TTTATACAAAAAATAAAAGACACAAAAGGAGTTGAATATGAGCAATCCAGTAATTAAAACAAACAATGACCCAAATTATTTAACCTTGAAAATTGAGCTACGTCTATTAGCTCTTCCGGATAAAAAAGATATTTATATTTTGGATGCTTTCGGAGGAATGGGTACTCTATGGGAAGAAGTAAAAAAAAGAACAGATAAAAACGTAAAGGTTTTATCAATTGATAAAAATAAATATTCTAAAATTAATTTGATTGGCGACAATTTAAAATTTGTCAAAGGACTTGATTTGTCAAAATATGACATTATAGATTTAGACGCTTGGGGAAGCCCATTTAAACTACTAAAAATAGTTTTTGAAAATAAATATAAAGGGATTGTTATTTGTACTTTTATTCAGACTATTATGGGTTCTATTGATAAAGACCTGTTGATTTCTTTAAATTATACAGAAAAGATGTATAAAAAATGCCGAACTATATTATTTAAAAATGCTATGACAAAACTTGAAGGGTATTTATTTGAAAAGGGTATAAAAAAAATAACTGGCGTTTTTGCAAATAAAAAGAACTACTTTTATTTTATAATTCATTGAAAATGACTATTTTGCACCAAATAAAACTATAAAATTATGACAGCAATTTATGAACCTAAAGGAGCGGCACGCGAATACAGCCCATTATCTATGAATTACATTAAAGGATGCGACCACGGCTGCGCTTATTGTTATGTTCCAAAAATGATGAAACGATTTAATGCAGGGTATGTGCATTCAGACGTTTACATAAAAGAGGAAAAAGCATTGATGAAAGAAATTGAAGCAAGTTGTAAAAAACATGCGAATAGTGAAAAACAAGTTTTCCTTTCATTCCTTACCGACCCTTACAGCTCTTTTAATCAAAAGACAAAACTTACAAGGCGTGTGTTAGAAGTTCTATTAAAATACAATATTCCAGTTTCTATACTTTCAAAGGGTGGTATGAGGATTTTGGATGACATTGATATTATTAAGGAGTTTGGAGCAAATATTCAGGTAGGAGGCTCCCTTACGTTTACTAACGTAAATGATTCACTTAAATGGGAGAAAGGTGCTGCAATACCTGAGGAAAGATTTTTTGCATTGCAACACTTACACAATGAAGGCGTAAGAACATGGGCAAGCATGGAGCCTGTAATTTATCCAGACCAATCCCTTGATATAATGGAAATTACAAAAGATTATATAGATGGTTACAAAATAGGTAAGCTAAATCATTTTCCAAAACATGAAATCAAGTTTGACTGGACAAAGTTCTTGAATGATACAATAACTGTGATGAGAAAAAATAATAAGTTATTTTATATAAAAAATGATTTGTTTGAGTTTGCAAATGAAGAAACAATATTAAATCAACACGAAAGGAATATGGATTTTATGGCCTTAAAAAACAAGAATAAGTGCAAAGCAGCCTTTATGGAAGTAACTTTGTTTGCATAAAAACTTAAAACAATTAAACAATTATAAAAAATGCAATATAACGATGAATTTCTAAAAAAGATGGTGCAAGTTGGAACACTTGGGTACCCATTTTCTAAAATTATTAATGTGTTTGATATTGATAACGAGAATGAATTTCAGAAAGACTTTGATAACCCAAAACACGAAGTTGCTAAACATTACGCTAAAGGAAAAGATAAGGCTGATTTTGTGCTAGATAGTAAGCTATTCGAAATGGCAAAAATGGGGGATTTAAAAGCACTTGAGAAATATGAACAACGAAAACGTAGTTCTATTTATAGAGAAGAACGTGAATATAAGCAGAGGAATTAAAAAAGGTTAGTTTTGTATGTAAATATCAAATTATGTTAACAACGGCAATAATGTAAAAATGGACAATCACAAGACAATAAAATATACCCCAATAGGGGGTAATTGCTTTTTTTTAGACACCATCCACAACCACTGGTATCTCATTTGTACGTTTTGTCAGTGGTCAACATTTTCATTATTAGGTATTTATAAAAAACCAAAAAAAAAACTAAATTTTGCGCGTGTGAGCCAGAGAAAACCAAAGGAGCTAAAAGAAATTGAAGGAACCTACAGAAAGGATCGAGATAATTTAAATCCGATCCCTTCCACTATAGCAGTAATATCCACCGTACCAGAGGAACTAAACGAGTGGGGTGCAAAATTATGGCAGCAAATTGATGCAGACTTCAGCAAGATTGGAGTTATTAAAACCTCAGACGTGGGTAGTTTGCTGGCGTTATGCTTAGAATATGGCACAATGCTAGAGGCATACGATCTAATTGCAGCACAAGGGCTAATGGTGTTAGTGCCTATCTATTCAGCAAAAGGCGACCATGTTAGGGATGATTGGCAAGTAAACCCAGCTAGGAAGGTAGCTAGTGATGCCTTTAAAAATTACAAATCTATGTGCATTGAGTTCGGTTTAACGCCCGTAAGTAGAATTAAATTAAGCGTTCCCGAGCAAAAAGCGGATGATGAATTTGAAGAATTTAACTAGTCGTGGAACATTTTGCCAAAATTATAAAAATGTTTCACAATAAAATTAGGGCTTTGAGCGAACAAAACCCGCAAATTTGGTTACCAAAAAATATAATATGAAAAACGAAACTACATTAAACAACAAAATAAATAAAATATGATTTTCAGAGACCATTTCCAAAACTACAAGCGCTATACAATTCCTAAGGCACAATTGATTATAGCCGACATTCCTTATAATTTAGGAAATAGTGCTTATGCCTCAAATCCTGCGTGGTATAAAGATGGAGATAATGCCAACGGAGAAAGTGTATTAGCTGGTAAAAGTTTCTTTGATACTGATGAAGATTTTAGGCCTGCAGAATTTATGCACTTTTGCAGCACAATGTTAAAATCTGAAACTAAAAAAATAAAAGTAGAAGGCGAAGCAAGACAAAAAGGCGATGCACCTTGTATGATTATCTTTTGTGCTTTTGACCAACAAATGTATTTAATTGAGTTAGCGAAAAGATACGGCTTAAATAATTATATTAATTTAGTTTTTCGCAAAAACTTTTCTGCTCAAGTATTAAAAGCAAATATGAAGATTGTAGGTAATTGTGAATATGGGCTGGTTTTATATCGTGATAGGCTTCCAAAATTCAGAAACAACGGGAAGATGATTTTTAATTGTATGGACTGGCCAAGAGATGGCGAAAGCGAAAAAATACACCCAACTCAAAAACCAGTTGAACTTTTAAAAAGACTAATTGAAATATTTACAGATGAAGGAGATGTAGTAATAGACCCTTGCGCTGGTAGCGGTTCTACAATTGTAGCTGCTGAAAGATTGAATAGAAAAGGTTTTGGATTTGAAATTAAGAAAGATTTTTGGACAAAAGCAAACCAATGGATTGAAGAAGAAAAGCAAATGAAAAGAGATGTTGCAGAATTTGGATTTGAAAAGTCTAAGATGGAAAAGTTGGCTCCTACGCTGTGGTCTTAAAATGGCTTATAACATATCTATACAGCAAAATCCGCAACCAAACAAATGAAAAAATACGAAACTTACATAAATTCAATAAAATCAGGTCAAGTAAACCATAGCAAATGGATTAAAATGTTGGTTGAGTGGCATTTAAGGCAGGTAAAAACGAATAAAGAGTTTGAATTTAAAGCAGAAAATGCAGATAAATACATAAAGTTTATTGAATTACTCGAATTTACTCAGGGAAAATGGGCGGGTAATAAGTTCATTTTAGAAAATTGGCAGGCTTTTTTCATTGCCATGATATTTGGGTGGGTACGAATTGACAATGGCATGAGAAGATTTAAGCAAGTTACGTTAAATGTTCCCAAAAAAAATGGCAAAACCGAACTAGGAGCGGCCATTGCATTGACATGTTCGTTTTTAGATAAAGATGTAAGGGGTCAAATATTCATGGCAGCAACTACGCAAGATCAAGCAGCTATTTGTTTTGATGCCGCTAAATCAATGGTAAAGCGAATACCTAATTTAGCTGACAAATATATTCAAAGGCAGCACCGATTAATAGTAAAAAAAAATCAAACTTATATCCGATACATTTCGAGTGAGGCAGATGCCTTCGAGGGAAAGGGTGCTAGTGTTGTAATATTTGATGAAGAACATTTGCAAACATCAAACGAACTTCGAGACAATTTGAAATCCGGAATGGGAGCAAGAGAGCAGCCGTTATTTATTTCCATATCTACAGCAGGTACAAATAAAAATGGAGTTTATTTTCAGCACCTTAAAACCTGCAAAAAAATTGTTGAAGGCATACTAACCGATGACACCCATTTGATTTTAATATACGCGGCCCCAGAGGGCAAAAACGGAAAGGTGGAATGGGAGAACGAAGATGTTTGGATAATAGCAAATCCAAATTGGGGAGTGTCGGTATTAGAAGAAAACTTTAGGGCAGAATTTACTGAGGCAAAAAATGAAGCTGCCAAACAACCGAATTTTATTACCAAAAAATTAAACGTATGGGCAGATAGCTCAAAGACTTGGGTAGATTCAAAACGCTGGTTTAATTTAGGAAGTAATTTAGACTTAAATAATTTTATCGGCCAGCGTGCGTATATTGGACTTGACTTAGGCTCAACGGGTGATTTTTCGGCGATGATAATTATTTTCCACAACGATGTCACAAATAAAATAAGTATGTTTACAAAGTTTTATATCCCTGAAGATATGGCAAATAAACGTTCCCGATCCGATTTGATTAACT